GGGGGAAACCCCTAGTGCACGCCGCGTAAAGTGTAAGCATTTTTGAGTCGAGTCGCGCTCTTCGTGAGCTCCTCGGCCGCGTATCTCGTTCCAGAACCCGCTCGTTGTTGTTTTATGATATTTTGCCCTTGTTATGGGTGTTCCATTCGAGTCTTTGTTTGGAACTGCTGTCCGCTCTAGGCAGTGTTCGTTTCAGGTCATTGTGGCCCGGCGCACTATCGCCCTTCGTTGTGGGAGAGTTGTACAAATAAATCCCTGTCACCCCGGGTCGGTTCGTGACAGATGGTTGACGCTTCTGGTCCCCTTCCTGCTGTTTTGGTGGGAAGGCCCACCAGGGCCAATCTGATTATTTGTTATTAGAACCTTGAGCACATTTGGTTTTGTCTGTGGGATGATGACGTGTAGTGCTCCTACTAGTCCCACTTGGGTCTTTCGACCCTTCTTCAAACTGCTCCTTGGTCTTTTGCCTTGGATTTTGATTTTGAACTTTTGGACTTTGATGTTATGCTGGAGATCGGGTTGAGGTATTGTCACCCTGCGCTTACGGCTAAATTTGGTGAATAAAAGACTGCGCTTTGACGATTTGGGGAGGTGTGTCGTACCGCCCGGCTGTAACAGGCGGCACCGTACGATTTCTCTGCCTTTTAGTCACGGAATGCGAGGATATTGCAACCATAAATTGCTTCGGTAACATCATTGGCTAGTCGCACGCTTCTTCACGCTGGTCCGCGATCCAGCAGGTCACTATACTATGTAGGGGGCCTTGGGTAGCAATACTCATGGCTGCTGCTGAAATCCTTACAGAAAAGTAGTGGCGCCACCCATGGCAGTGGTATTCAAAACACCATGAGGGGGTGGTTCTTGCCTTCTTTTTAAAGTAACACGGTCATTCCTTGTTGTCTGCGGATCCCCGAGACCATATAATTGCTCCGGCTAATCCAGATGACCACGGATGTACGATGTGAAACAATTAGGAGGAGGACAAACCAATGGCAGTCTCCCACGAGTCCGATCCCAACGTTCCGCTTGGCGTCAATGCTACAAGCACCACCGAGATCATCCACGAAGCCATTACCGTGGCCACCGCTGCAACACTCGGCAGCGATTGGGTTGACCCCTTTGCCGATGCTCCGCAGGCGAGTTCCGCTCTCAGTGAGATGGAACACGAGGCCATTACTGGCGGCCCAACAACAGGTTCGCTTCAAGGCGACACCCTGGGCGCCGACACCACTGTAGGTGTTTGGCGCCCAGGTGATGTCGCTGAGATGGCAACTGAGATCATGGCGTATGACGCCCACTTCCCGCCCATGCCTTGGGGCCGGGCCATGCGTGCTGGTGATGACGAAATCACTGTTGATGGCCGCACCCTCGATGAGGTCGAGGCCGTGTCTGGCCACGACTGGCACCGCCGCGCGTGGCATTACGCAGGCACGCACGTTCGGTACGTCACCGCCATGTTCATGGGCGACTGGTTCAATCCAGCCCAGGCCCTTCTTGAGCGTGAGGCACTCTTCGAGTCCCCTTTTGTGGAGCTCGAGTTCCTCAATGACTGCATCGCCCATCTGCTCGAGCAGCGGGCTGATGGTCATCGCTTTTGGGATGTGGCGTTCTTCCACTACGAGGGGGATGACATTGTCCCAGATCGTCTTGGCATGGAAGATGACGCCGCTGAGGAGAACCTTGACTGGATGGACGAAGAGTGGGCCCCAGGTCCACTGGATGAGGAGTGGCGCGGTGAACCGCGCGATCCCCACATCAACGGCCCCCCCAGGGGCCGGGCCGAGATGGATGAAGATCTCGAGCCACAAGACGATGACTTTGACCCAGCAGCTCTCGCTGGGCCTTCGAGCGCAGAAGGAGCGGGTCCATCCCGTTTCAAAGCCCCAGACGCTGAAACTTACACTGAGACTGTCGCCCCAGATAGTGAGGTCCTGACCGACGCAACCTCTAAACCAGGTCAGGCTCCGAGCTATTGGAAGCGTGTCACAGATGCATGGGACGAGATCCGCACGGTCAAGATGGACCCCGCGCTCGTTGCTCAGCTCAAAGAGAGCAACCGCATAGCTGCGGAGATCGCAGCTGGCGTCAAGGAGGGCCCAGCCGCCGCCCTCGTCAACCACTTGAACAACCTCGTTGAGCGTGTTGACAAAGGCACTGCCATGGCCTCGTCCAACTTCGCGAGCAACTTTGGAGCGCTCACTGTCAAGGTGCTGGCACACATCGTGATCCTCTCGCAGTGCCAATCGCTCCATGAGCTCGCAACGAGCCTGGCCCACTTGGCCGTGGCCTACGCGCCGCTCAAGCCACTCTTTGATCTCGTCGCGAACCTGAACAAGAGTGAGGCCCAGGGGCCACAAGATGGTGAAACCCTTTGGGGATCTGCCGTTGAGCTGTGCACGTCGTTGCTTGGCCACCGCACAACTTCGGAGATGCGGGAGGATCAGGGCCGCATGGCGCGCATTCGAATCCTGTCTGACACGATGCGTGCGGCCAAAGAGGTGAAGACGTACGTTGGAGCAGCTTGGGAGTACGTGTGTGAGGCATTGGATGCCGCGTACACCCGTATCACCAAGAAGCCTGGATTCCTGTCTGCCCAAGCCCTTCGCACTGAGTACGACGGGCTTTTCGGTAGGTTCGTCGCATTGAGCGGCAAGAACCAGGACTTGGCCATCGATCACAAGAAGTTTGACGCCTTCCGCCAACTCCAGATGGACCACATGGATTTGCATGCCCGGATGCTTCCGTACAAGGAGTTTGGCGCTATGGTTGCGCACCTTGAGATGCGAGCCTTGGTCCTCACGGGGATCCTCGATGCTGCCATGCTCGCGATGCAATCGCGATCTGCACCCGCCATCCTCATGATAGGCGGCCACGCCGGCCAAGGCAAGAGCTACGCGCTGGAGACCATTTGCGCGGGGATCTGGGGCTTGTACAGCCCCGGCGTGCCATTCGACACGAAGCTCATGTACGTCAAGGCGCCCACGACGGACTACTGGGAGGGCTACTGTGGCCAACCATTCATGATCGTGGACGATTTTGGCCAGAACAAGGAAGCCGTCGCAATCACGGAGAGCATCCTTGATGTGATTCGCATGGGCAACCGAGCGCCATACGCGCTCAACATGGCCGATCTCAAGAACAAGGGAAAGTTCTTCTTCAAGAGCCCTTTCGTGCTGTTGTCAACGAACCTGCAGCACGCGGCTGATATTGCCACGCTTGCGAGTGGTGCGGCGTTCACGCGCCGCATCAACCTCCACCTCTGGGCGCGGGCCCGATTTGATGAACAGGGCCGCCGCATTGAGGGCGCTGATGGCATGGTCTACAAGATGCTTCAGGACTACCGCTTTGTCGACGCAGAGAAGGAAACACACTTCCTGACCGTTTGTGGCCGGATCACGAAGAAGCAGCAAGTTCTCGCCCTTGAGGCCAAGAACCTCGATGCGTGGAACAAGGCCACGAACGAGGATTGCACAACCCTTGACATCAATGACCCGAAGTCGTTTGACGCTGATGGCAACTGGATTGGAGCCTCGTCAAAGTTCCAGCACATCGACAAGATGCGAGCCACGGCTCAAGCAGCCACGGCAATCTTGCGTGACTCTGCACCTGCAGATGAGGCCGAGATGCCGCAGAAAAGGTCCATCGATCTGGGCCTGCCCTTTGACCGGACCCTTGCCAAGGCGCGTGGCTACAATAAGGACGAGCCCTTCTGGCACAGATTCTCGTTCAGCACCGACACCAAGATGCGCACAGACCCGTCGTACCAAGCCTCGAAGGCCAATTTGGGTTTTGGGACTTACACAAGTGCTTTCACCTACCGCACGTTTGGCCAGATCATGGCTGATGAACGTGTGAGCTGGTGGCTCAAACCTCTCCAAGCACTCGGTAGCGTGTGCGGCATCGTGATCCACCAACAGCTTGGCCCAGCCTTCGATCTCTTCGCCGCCATGACCCTCATTGCTGAGAAACCATTTGATGGCTTTGAGAGCTACCTGGACCTGTTTACTTGGACGGTCCCTGCGGCCATCTCGATGGCCTTTGTGTACCTCGCAGCCATGCAGATCTACCCCATGGTCAAGGCGATGTTCGTCGCCAACCAGGCTGAGGGTCCCTACAACAAGACGGACTCGGTGCGCCGTCTGCGCACCCGCCGTGTCAAGAAGATGGGCGAGGCCAACAGTGCCGAGTTCGACAGCAAGCAGACCCCACAGGTCATTCAGACTGCAGATCATGGCATTGTCACGCTCCAGCTACTGAGCCCGTCGGACACTGGCAAGCGGCAGATCCACACAAGCATGTCAGCGTGCCACATCCATGAGGGGTTCTACTTGGTGCCCAAGCACTACATGGACCATGCGGCCCACTGCCTCAAGTACAAACCAGGCGATTGGGTGCTCAGGATGATCCGCGAGCGCGACTACCATGAAGCGCCTCTGGCAGACATCCTCATCCAGAACAGTGAGAATCGAGACCTTGTTCTCTTCCGCATGCCCAAGACAGTGCCGCCGCTGCCTTCGCTCCTGAACCACTACGTGGACGAGAGCGACCTCGACAAGGACTTTTCACGGGGTCACATGGTGGTGCGCAATCTCAAGAACATCGAGACCCGATACTTTACGGACGGCCGCTTCGAACGTGAGGTCGCCTACGTGTGGAAGGATCCCGCTGGGAATGAGCACACCGAGCATCCCGTGAACGTCTTCACAAGCTCTGCTCCGTCTCAGAAGGGAGATTGCGGGTCGTTGGAGATCGTTGACAATGACCGTGTCCGCGGCAAGATCTTCGGTATGCACATCGCCCGCTGTGGTGGTCGTGCTGCCGCAGTGATCGTCACTCGACAGTGGCTGGAAGATGCCATCGAAGAGTTCCGGGAGGACATTGGCCAAGCACAAATGGCCCCTCCCTTCAAGTACGGCAATGCTGCCCTCAATGTGCAGCCTATTGCCAACAAGGCGGACATTCCGTATGTCCAGCATGGCACCGCTTACAAGCGGTCAAAGATCGATGGGGTTCCGACCAATTTCCCGTCGTTACCAGAGGATGCGAAGCTTCGCGTCATCGATGGCAAGAAGGTGTATCCTCTCATGGATGCGGCGGCCCGCGCTACAGTCACTCCGGTGGCTTCGTACGACGAGGAGGCCTTCCGTGCCACGAAGGAGGAGATGCCTTTCCTCATGCGCACTTTCTTCGGAGTGCCCGACTCGCGACCGCTCTCTGACCATGACAATCTGAACGGGAACGATGATCCTTTCATCAAGGCAATCAACATCAACACATCGCCTGGATACGTCCGCCCGCTGCAGGACAAGCCTGGCAAGCGGCGCTACCTTGACAGCGAGGAGCCTGGAGCGCGCACGTTCAACAAACGGATGCGCGACGACATTGCCAAGATGGAGGAAGACCTCAAGTGGAGTCCACATGACGTGCTCTCCGAGTACATGGAGGACCCCCCCATTGCGCCGGCAATGAGCCGCCTTGTGACCTTCATGCTCATGCTCAAGGACGAAATCCTCCCGGAGGAGAAAGTCCGAGTGGGCAAGGTCCGAGGGACTTGGGTGGCACCAGCTGCCTACCTCGTTCTCTTCCGTCGCCACTTCCTACGCGCGTGGTCTACCATGCAGCGCTCCTGTGGGCGCTCGCCTTGCGCCATTGGGATCAATCCGGAGGATGCAGAAATGTGGACCAACCTGGCTCGCTACGTGCACCTGGACGAGCCGGGGTGGTTCCATGGGGCTGGCGACCTTGGGAACATGGACGGGAACTGGCTCAAGGAAGTCCACGAGGCGATCAGGGAAGCAATCTTACAGTGGATGGAGGGTCCAATCGAGACTGAAGAGCTCCGCCGAAACCTACTCGCAGTGCTCCAGATCTGCGAGTGTGTGGTCGGCGGCCACTTCTACGCGATCAACTGCAACCATCGCACTGGTGAGCCCATCACAGCGCTGTACAACACGCTGCTTCTCATCTTCGGCCTGGCTTACTCGTGGCGCGCTGGCTCCAAGCGTGCCATTGGGTACTACGAGTCGTGGGATCGGTTCATCGAGCTCGTCCGCATCATCGGCTATGGCGACGACAACGTCTGGGCTGTCCATGAGAGTGCGATGTGGTTCAATTGCCATGTTGTCGCCGCCGGCTTTGGAGACCTTGGCATGAATTACACCCACCCGCTCAAGAACAGAGCTTTGCCGGAGTTCTTCAACCGTGAGGACATTACGTTCCTCAAGCGTGAGTTCGTGCTGGACCGTGCCCTGGGTGTCTACCGAGCGCCCCTCGACATGCGCACCATTGACAACATGGTGTACTGGGTCAACAAGAAAGGAGACGAGGGAGAACACACGACCCAAGTCTGTGAGGCCGCTCTGCGTGAGTGGTTCATGTGGGGCCGGCCGATCTTCCAAGCCCGCAAGCATTTCCTCAACTCACAACTGGCCCGCGCTGGCTACAAGCAATCCCACCTCGTTTACGAGGATCTCGAGAATGCGTGGCTTGGCAACCGCACGACAGTCGATGACTACGAGTTTGTCCGCCGCATGGTGCGCAGCGAACTCATTGGTGAGGCTGAGATGGAGGACGCCAAGCCGCGAGATGACGACTTCAAGCCCAACATCGTGGTCTACGACCGAGCGGGCTTCACAGTCGCGCTCCCTGGAGAGGCAGAGATGGGGGAAAAAGCAACATCTGCCACAAAGGAAGAGGTCACCGAGTCCAAGGAGGGCGTTGTCTCTGGCGTTGCCCGCCGTGTGGGCACTGTGGCCTCCTTCCTCAAGTTCATCCCAGGAATCGGCACCATCGCGGCTGCAGTCGAGGCTGGTGCAGGCGTGGTGGGAGGCGTGGCTGGGGCCCTTGGGCTCAGCAATCCGCCTCTCCTCACCGCACCGACACCGACAGTGCCCACGGTTGCACCATACCGTGCCAACACGGATGCTGGAATTAATGTCCAAGTCCTGGCATCATCAACGACGAACCGCATCGCTGATGGCATCGACGAGATCGGTGAAGACTTCAGTCGCAATCCCATCCTGGCGACAGCTGGGTGGCCATGCCTTATCGCGCACGGTGCCATCGACAACACCACTGGCGAGGACTCTGTCTTTGATGGGTACTACATCACTCCCAATCAAGGCCCTGGCAATGGCATCCAGGGAGGCGGCGCGACGCAGTACGTCTCCATGACGCACTTGGCGTGGCCGTGTCAGTTTGCGCGGTGGTGGCGTGGTTCGATCACCTTCCACTTTCAGTTTTTTGCCAACGAGATGATCATGACGAGGGTGCGGCTCACGTTCCACCCGAGTCTGTCGACGATCCCGAGCACGATCAGCGGCTCAGTCGACGGCGACGTCTACTCCATGTTGGTGGAAATCAAGGGTGACACGATGGTCAGCGTTACGATCCCGCAGTTGTCGAGGTGGCGGTGGATCCCGACTGGTCAGCCCATGCCAACCGTCCCGCTGAGTTCGATCGGGTCCGCCAAGTCGGTCTACGAGAACCAGTCGACTGGGTTCATCACGCTGTCGATCGCGAATCCAGTGACAACGGCCACCACAGCGAATCAGACGATCTACTACTGTACATGGATCAGTGCTGGTCCAGACTTCGAGGTCGCCCAGCACCGTGGCCCGTCAGCCAACGTCACCTACAATGACACCCCGCCCCCGAGTGTCACGGCCCATGGTCGCAACAACATGGGCGAGGCCCAGATGGGGGAGGTTACCGGCGACCAGTCCGCCGTTGAAGCCTCGGAAACGGTCAAGACCATGCCGAACCCGATGCTCACCACTTTGGATTCGGCGATCATTGAGGACACCTCGCCAATCCCGAACATCCCGACCAAGTACGTGGCTAACCCGTACTCCACGCCAGAGATCGCCGAGTTGTCTCGCGTTTACCAGATCGACACCATCGCGTTCCAGAATACATCGGTGTTCGGCACTCAGATGGCCGCGTACAATCTGCTCACGCAGTACCTTGGCGTGCCCAAGATCCAGGATACAGTTGCGCGCTGGCGGTTCATCGCCTTTGATGGCTTTGAGATCCTGGTCAAGATCCTGGCCACTGGGGTGCACACCGGAGGCATCATGTTCGCCTGGTCCAGCTTCACTGACTGCACCACTGATGTGCCTCTCCTCGCTAACGGCGTTTGGGGCGCGTCTTGCAGCCGGAATGCTCGAATGTCCTTCAACAAGGGTGTCTCCATGACGTTCAAGGTCATGAACAACATGCCGACCGACTTCATCGACCTTGGTGGCCACGCAGGCGGTGAGGCTGGCGCGGTGGTGGCGTACTCGCTCGCCCCACTCACAACCACAGCTGCCTCTCCGAGCACGCAGCTGAATCTCGCTGTGTACATCCGGGCCATCAACCCCCGTGTCGCAGGTCCGACCCTCGACACGTTCTCGCTGCCCCTCAACAACCGGGCCCGCGCCGCTGAAGAAGCACGACGTCGACATGCAGCCCTTGGCCAGGCTGAGATGGGTGAGGGTGGCACGGCCCTCGGCTCTGAGATCATGAGCAACCCGCTCTTCATCGATCCCATGATGATCGTCCCGGCCACACCTGGCCAGACCACTGGCGTGACCATGGGGGAGGTGATCAAGGAGTGGCTCCAACTTTTCCATCGACTGGACTACGCTCGGAACGTGACCGTCAACACAAGTGGACCGATCTACACCAACAACGTCGAGCCATCTGGCAATCTGAACCTGATGCTCCGCGGCTGGCGCTGGTGGCGTGGCTCGATCGTCAAGGAGCACGTCGCCATGACCCGTGGCAGTGTCACTGGCGGAGTGACCACGCCCACGGACGGCTTGATGATGGTGGGCCACAACGATGTTGACAGTGGCACGCTGCCTCTGCTTCCGAACGGTGCTCCAGCTGTTGGTGGTGAGGGTGCTGCTTACACGCACACTGCGATCAATCCAGTGTTGCGCACGCAGCTTCCTTTCTACTCGCAGGTGCGCTTCCTGACAACGTCAGCCCGCTCTTCGAGCTACACGGGCAACTACCGCCCAGACCAATACTACGTCTCTGCCCTGCTTCCCACTGGAGGCACGACGTGGACCCTCACCGCTTTCGAGTGGGAGGCTGCCGGTGACGACTTCTCCTGGGGAGAGCCGTGCTGGCCAGGGAGTGCATCTTACCATGTGCCCTTCCTCAAGGACAACAAGGGCTTGCGTGATCGCTTGCCAACCCGCCGCGCGCTCCGTGTGGATGCGCGGTTGCAGGTCAACCTGCACCCAATCTGAGTTTCAAATCGCTATTTTTCGTTACGACCCTTCTTCTGTGATTTGAGTTAACTGCCCTCAAGAAATATCGTGATTTTCATAAAGCCGCCACTGAGTGGGGGTGCCCACGTCCATTGTTTTCGGACAACGTGCACCAGATTTCTTTTCGCCAAGCAGGCAAAAACAGGAAAAGAGCTCCATCCAGCGACCCTAAGAAAGTGTTTGTTATCGTTTCATAATTCAAAGTGCTTGTTACGAGAGAGACGCGGCTACTTTCTT